AGTTCCGGATTGTTCTCTTTCATGTTTGGCGTGATGGATATTTTCGCAAGCCAAAGAGGGATAAAGTCTAACTTCAAGCACAAAATGTCTTGGTTTCCTCCGTTTGTAGGGAGGTTCAAATTTGCAACGCCTTTACTTAATACTATATCCTCTCCTATATTTGTTATTTGTCTTTGCCTCTGTCCATCTGATAATCCCATACCATCACAGAACCATCTAACCCCAGCCCAGATAACGCCGTCATTATCCTGCGCCGCAACCACTGTGTCGCCAAATAAGTCTACATTCTTTACAGTTAAATCGCTCATATTCTTTTGCCTCCCGAATTTTAATAGAATTGCAGAGCCTACAATCTGCAAGCCCTGCACCGTCCAATTCGTAACCAGCCGATTCACTGGTCGAGGTTATTCCGTTAAGTAAACGCAAAATTGCGTTCAGTAGCCAGTCTCATCACTGGCAGATGTATGATAATTATGTTACCAGCTTGTATAAATCCATGAATGTATCAGCGTAATAGTAGGGCTGACACTCTTTTTGATTCTTGTTACTCACCAAATTAACGCCGTATTTTAAACCTTTATCAGTTAATGCTTTATATTCTTTTGTGCCACCTTTGCTTGACGGTCTTTCTCTTAACTCCATATATCCTTCAGTAATAAGAATCTGGTTGAATCTTGCGGTCTTAATCTCGCAACCGTTACGATTGAGCAATTCCGTTGCGGAACATTGCTCCCTGTTGCCGTTGTCGGTGTATTTTGGCAAGAATCCAGTCGGAATTCCTACGTCTTTACAATAGTTCTCGTACATGAACAGGCGGCTTGAATCGCTTACTCTCAAATCGTCTGCTATGAATTTCACCGCAAATAATCCTTGCGTAATCGCTCCGTCTTCATCTTGTTTGATATGTTTTTCCATATCGTCAAATCTCTTGACATATCTTGCAGTAAACAGTATGCCTTTTTCTCCTGTGAATTTGTTAGCAAGGAAATCACACCCAAGTTTTGTGACATTGTAGCAAGGTCGTTCTTCTCCTTTTCCATCAATGTATGAGGTTTTCTCAAAATAATCAACCACAACTATATTGTTGTCGTTAAGAATCTCCACATACCCTTTGATGTGCTTTCCTTCTTTTTCTTGCCCTTCCAGTTTCCTTAAAACTTTCCAATGCTCCATTTCCATCATTTCAGCAATTTCAAGCGTTGTAATCGTCTGTACCTTGTCCGTTTTCTCTTTTGTAAAAATGTTTGTAATACCGTGCATACCCAGCACTCCTTTCATTTTTACTAGGCGGAATCGCCTTTCGCTATCCGCCCAATTACTCGAAGTGCGGCAGGAGCATACCCTGCCATGCGTTACACCTCTTTGGTTATTCCGTTCTGTGTGGTAGACAGCCTCTTCACTGGCAGTAATCTATATAAAATCTATAGATTGCATGAGATATGTTTTGCCTATCATAAAATGATAATCGTCTATAATCAGTGCATTAAATGTGTTGAAAAATTCTTCTTGTGTGTTTTTCCAAAATAAACAAACCCGAAGAAATCTGGCATAGCGTCCAGACTCTCCGGGTTCCAAGTTTCCCTCTACGTTTCCATCTTTTGGTAGTATTTTTTAATTTTATTTAACCTACCACAATCAACATGAAATGTCAATCTTAATTTGTCTTACGAAATGAAGAATTTAAACCAGTGTGTCTAATATACATATGATTTTCACTTAAAAGTCATACGCCGGAACGCCTTTTGTCCTTAGATATTCCCTCGAATAATCCTGCGCCGCCTTTCCTATATCATTCTTGGTTATTCCAAACTCCTTATGAAGTATTCCAGTAAGTATCTCATTTTGCGTTCTCAACAAATTGATTTCCTGCCTCATCAATGCATTATTCTCACGGTTCCCCCTCTGTACCGCATCTGAAATCCCTTCTGTAATCTGCCCATTATTCGCTACTGCTGTCTGTCCGTTGCTAAATTTCCCAACAAGCTCATTATGGTTTGCATAGAACAATCCGTCTTCTGGAAACCCTCCTGCTCTGTATTTTGGTATCAGGTCTGCAAGGTTGATTTTTCCTATTCCTTTTTCATATCCTCCTGACTTTAACCATCCAGCTATAAGACTTCCTTTGTATGCAGCAAGTGTATACCTTATGGATGCTAAGATATTTGAAAGTGGGTCCCAAATATCCTTATCAAATCCTGGCATTGCATATGCCGCAAATGTAGTAGGAACAACCTGCATAAGACCTTTGGATGGATTTCCTTTCTTTGCGTTAGAATCCCAAAGATTGATTGCCTTAGGATTTCCAGAACTTTCCATATTCATTCTATACAAAAGTGCATTTAGGTTTGTTTCGCTAAATTGCCCTGTCATTTGGAGTGCCTTTGTTGCAAGTCCTCTCCACTGTTCCACGCCCTTAGACGGGTTATACTGTACCGTCAGGTTTTCGTCGAACATTTTCTTTATAAAACCTGTTGCGCCATCCAGAAGCGTTTTTGCGGCCCCTGTAGCTATGGAAAGCATGGGTTCAAGCATACCTGACAGGTCTGTGAACTTATCAAATGCAATCTGCAAAATCTTACCTGGGTTTGAAATGTAGTCCCAGATATTCCCGGTAAACTCTGATATCTTTGCCCATGCACCTTTAAAGAAATCCCCGATACCTCCGGCAAAATGCGGCATACCATTCATTTTCTCCATGAAGTCCTTCGTCTGGCGGGCTGGCATGATTTTTGTCCCTTTTTTCATGGGAAGCATGACATTCCTGCCCTCTGGGATGAATGGCTTTCCATGTGGCGGCACGATAAGTTCTTTGTAGACATTCCCTTTCTGGTCGTTTACGATTCCTATTGTGTCTTGCGGAAGTCCGTTGGCTCCTTTTGCAAATCCTTTTGGCTCCCATGGGTCTAGCTGTGTACTAGAACCAACTTTTTTAAGAACCCAGTTTATTCCATCCAGTATCCCATTCACCATTGCCTTGATTTTGTCTGCCCACCATCCAACAAAACCACTCCAGTTATTTGATATGCCCGTTTCAAGTCCAGACACTATATCTTTTCCTTTACCTTGGAAATCTGAATTTATATTTTTGAATTTATCAACAACAGAATCTTTCCTTCCAGTCCAGTAGGTATCGAAAGTATCCCATTTCCCCTTTACTCCGCCTTTCAAACCTGTCACTGCATCTCTTCCTTTTGTATCCATCTTGGAGCCTATGGAATCATACTTGCCTATTATTGAATCTTTCTTTCCAACCCAGTCCCCGATAAAACCAGACCACTTTTCTTCCACCCCTCCTTTTAGACCAGATACGGCTTCTTTCCCTCTTTCGTTAAAAGGAGTTTTAATGTTTTTAAATACACTTATTACCGAATCATATTTTTTCTTCCAGAACTCGCTAAACTCGCTCCACTTACCGGAAATTCCCCCTTTCATTCCTTCTACAACATAACCACCTATTTCTTTAAATTTTGTAGATGGGCTATGCACTCCAAGGGTTTCCCTTGCCTTGCTAAGCATTTGATTTGCCATTCCTCCTACCGCTCCGGTTACAAGGCTGAGGTTTTTATTTATTCCCTCTCCCATCCCTTCATCTGCTGCTTTTCCTGTTTTTTCAAATTCTGTTTTTGTATATCCCTTTACATCTTTTACTGCGCCAGAAACAATCCCCTCTAAAACACCAGATAAATCTTTTGATGACATATTATCGCCAAATTTTTCAAACCAATTATAATTTGTGAATGCTTCGCTTGCTTCTTTCGCTGCCTGTCCAGACCACCCAGCCCCATCTATTCCAAGAGTTTTAAAATTTTCTTCTACAGAATCAGAAAATGGATTTATTACTTTCTCCGTGTATTGCCTAATCATTTCATCTGCATACGAAGTTGCATTTGTCATACCCGTAGCTGCTTTTTCTGTTGATGTCATTGAATCCCATGCGGCATAGGCATCTTCTCCGACCTGTTTTATTTTGTCAACAAGCCCAGATTGAAGTGTGTCGGTAAGTTGTTTTGCTTGCTCTGTAATTCCTTTCTTTTTTCTTACTATCCCTTCTTCCACTTCGCCAATCATAGCTTCTATTTCTTTTACCGCTTCTTGATTTCCTTGAGATTTTGCTTCCTGTAATTTCTGTGTGAGGTTTTGCACCAATTCTTCTCCCGAAACCTCTACCGCAGCTTGCGCATCTTCTACAGACTTAGACACTCTGGACATCATATTTTCAAGCTTTTGCGGGTCTAATTCTCCCTCATCTGCAAGTAGCCCACTGTAATCAATCTCAAGTGTACTCATTTCTGTTTCGAAGTTCGTTATTCCTTTGTCAAGTTCGTCCATTTGCCCAGAAACTCTAAGCATTTCGTTATACAATTTATACCATTCTGGACTTCCGACCTCCACCCCTTGCATCTCTTTCTCTAGTTTTTCCACTTGCTTCAATGTTTCTCCTGAAACTCCAAGAACTGTTCCCATAAATTCTTCCGAACTCTTTCCTGCGTTATCAAGAGAATCCGACCACGCTCCATTTTCACCAAATGCAGCCACTATATAAGCATTGGATAATTCAAGTTTCGTCTTTATCGCATTTGTTAATTCGTCCAATAAACCCGTAAAACGCGCTTTTGCTTCTTCTGTCGTTATTACGCCTGCTTTAAGCTCTTCTTCAACTAACTGTATTTGGGATTTTATATCTTCTATGTTCTTCTCGGCGTTATCAAGTTCGTTGGACTTTTCAGACAGGGTAGAAAATTGGTTACCTATGTTTCCTATGGATTCAACCACCCCATCTGCCAATTCACTTATGGAAACACCGCCAGGAGTTGCTAGGGCATCATGTATGGCCTGCCCGTATAAATCTGCCCTGATTTTCTCCATAGCATCGTTAATTCCTTTAATTGCTGCTACAATTCCCGTTATTGCAGCTATTGCTATTCCTGCTGGACCAAGTGCTGCATACATAGCAGCCCCCGCTATCGCCACAACCCCCGCAATTTTCCCTATTCCTGTTAAAAAATTTTCTGTTCCAAGCGTTAAATTTTCTATCGAATCAGAAACAATGCTAAATTCTGCAAATGCCGCTACCGCTGTTCCGATAACTCCAAGCAATCCCCCATTGAAGAAACTTGCAAACTTATTTAAAGATTGTGTTGCCCCTCCTTTTAAAATAGAAAAAAGATTGGAAGTGAAAATCTGTCCAACCTTTGTAAATTTCAGGAACGAAAATGCAACAAGCAAAGACGCTTCAATTGGTGCGGATTTAAAAATTCCCGATAATAAGTTAAACGCTCCCTTTATCGCCTCCCATACAACGCTCGCCAGCCCTTTCAATGCTCCTGTCAAATCAAGTTCTGCAAGGAATTTTCCTATTTTCTTCCCAATCATATCAAAATCCGTTTTCTTTAGTAATGTAGAAACTGTTTTCAGCGCGCCCTTCATCCAAACATTTATGGCCTTCGCTAATTTATCAGCCCTGAACGTCTTGAAAAATCCATTGATTCCGTCTGAAATTTTCTTTCCTATTAACTCAAAATCTATCTTTTTCCCTGATGATAGTGCAAGCTGTATCGCAGTGTTTAAGGCATTTGCCACTGTGCTTCCAACGGTGGAAAAATCCGTTTTTCTGAAAAATCCATTGATAGCGTTTCCAATCCCAGTACCCCATTTCTCAGCCGCTGAAAGCGCGGTTTTCCAGTCAATCCCTCCTAATGCAGAATTTATCCCGGCTCCTATGGAAACGCCGAAATTTTCAAAATCAAATGTTTCCCCAAATGAATCAAGGAAATGCAATGCCGTGTTCAACGCGCCTGCAATTGTTGTTCCAAGTGCTGAAAAAAGTTCTGGTGAAATAAGTCCATTTAAAAAGGAAGATAAACCGCTTCCAAACATTCTTGCTCCCTCATATACAGAATCCCAGGGTATGCTCTCCAATGCGCTTGTTATGCTTTTACTGAAATATTCCCCAACACCATAGAGACCTTTTTCTTTAAACGCTTTCGCCACGTTATCAGCGAATGTATTAGCCCTGTTTTCCATTTCAGAAAAAGCCTTGTCCCATGCCGCCTGATATTCGTCCAGTATGCTATCTAACGCTCCTTGCAGAAGACCGCTGTCAATTCCTCCAGTTCCTGCTCCTCCTGCTCCATCGTCTGGTTCATTGGATTCTGGCATGTTTATTACTTTCAGTTCGTCAAACGACCTAAGCCCAGCTTTTGCTTTCTTTGCGGATTCAGATACTTTATCCAACGCCCCAGATGCATCCTCTGCGTTGTCGTATATGTCTCCAAGCACATCTGGTGTGGAGTTTCCGCCGCCACCGCCCCATTCAAAATCTTCAAACCCAAGGAGTTTTACAAGCCATTCTGCAAGCCTTGTCAATGCCTGCACAAGCATGTTTATATATGGCAAAACTTTTGCAACGATTGGCAAGAATATGTTTCCAATAGCTCTCCCAAGGTTGCTGAAATTTGATTGAAGCAACCTCAACTGGTTTGCCGGCTGGTCTATGGTATTCGCTAAATCGCCCCATGCATACCTTGTGCTGTCAAGAAGAATAATTGTACGCAAAAGAGCCTTATCATTCTGGTTTAATGCGGATATGTTTGCACTGATTCCAAGTTCGTTTAGCTTCTGTTGCAAGTTCACGTTTCGGATATTTGCCCCATACTTATCCAGTGTCCGGCTCATTCCCGCAAGCCCGGAAGCCATATCGTTCCAGACTTTTTCAAACTTCATGTTCTTTACAGAAGCCAGGTCGGCCCCAATTTCCGTAAGGACTGTTGACAGCCTTAATGCATTTTCGCTTGTCGCTCCCATAGAGCTAGACATCTGCCCAAACATCGCCTGATAGTTCATAAGTTTCGTAGGGTCAATTCCAAGGCTTTTCATTCCTCCGGATTCCAACATCCCGCTTTCGTTCATTGTAAACCCGGACATTTTTTCTGTTAATTCTTTTGCCCTTTCAGAAAAGGAATTGTAATATGCTTCTGCTGAATCATATCCCATTTCTTCAAACTTACTGTAATCTGCCTTTTCTGCCACCTGTCCAAATGCGGCATTAAAATAATTAAGGATTTCAATGTAATTCATGGAGCTTTCTAACGATGATTTAAGTCCCCTTACTGCCCCATAAACTCCAAGATATATCCCCATAGCAGACAAAGCCTGTCTTGCAAATGATTTCAGCCCTGTGACCGCTTTTCCTGCTGACTTGCTGAATCCGCTCATGGTTGAGGAAAGGTTTTTTATATTTTTCGATAATATGTTTGTCGCAGAAGATGTTTTGCTTGACTGGCTTGAAACATTTGACAGAGAAGATTTCAGCCTGTCCATTATGCTTCCAGTTCCGCTTGTATCTCCTCCTACTTCCTGTATTTTCTGCCTTAATGCTTCTGCCTGTTTTTCCGATAACGCAATTTGTTCTGTAAGTTTTCGGAATCCGCTGTCGTCTATGTTCGGGATAATCTTTCCCATTGTTATTGCATTAGAAAGTTTCGTTCGGAGCTTTTCTGTATCTGCTTCTGTTTTTCTTAAGGAATTTTGAAGTTTAGTAAGATTTTCTTCCCGGATTTCTGGAACTCTTAATTGTTGTAGAGATTGGTTAAACTCGTCCGTTCTCGCTTTTAAATCGTTTAGAATCTGATACTTATTTCCTGTTCTTGCTAATTTTTCTTGCAATTCTTCAAATTTAGAAGTGTTTATATCGGCAACAGGAAAAGACCTCTCCTCTTGCTTTAATTCGTTTAGCTTGGATTTGGTTTTTTCAAGTTCAATATTTAACTGTTCAAAATTTCCTTTGAATTTAAAATCCATTCCTGCATGTTCAAATTTATTTCTTAACTCCGTTATCTTTTCTTTTATTTTATCAACGGAATTTGTATCTACATTTACTTTAACTGGCTCTCTTGTCAGTCCAGCAGAAATACCTTGTAGCTTTTGCAACTCTTTTTCAAATGCAGAAATAACATTCGTTGCCTGCGGATAAGATTGTTTTAACTCTTCTATGGATTGTTTTAAATTTTGAATTGGAGTGTCAAGAAATCCTTTTGGGACATTCTGCAATCCACCATAAACATCACCTATGGATTTCATGTCATTTTTGAAATCTATTAATTGCTTTTTGTATTCAACTAGATATTTTGTTTGGCTTTCCGCGCCAGCTACATTGAAATCAAGTTTCGGCTGTTCAGTCTGTAATCCCGACATATGGTTTTCAAGCATTTTAACTGCATTGGTTGCCTGCGCAAGTGTTATGCTTAATTTTTCTATCTTTCCTATCTGCTTGTCAGCGGAAGATGAAGCCATTACCCTTGATAAAGAATTTTCGGCAGTCTGTGCCTGCTTTTGGAATTTCCTTAATTCTGCTTCTGGTTTGGAAAAATCAACTTTTACATCAATGTCTTTGAATTTATTTTGAAATTCCTTTGCGGCTTCCGTGGCACTCTTGGAAATCTTCTGCATTTGGTCTTCTGTAGATTTTGAAACATTAGACATTTGTGCCTGAATATTCTTTGCTGTGTTCTCAAATCCGCTCAAATTCAAAGATTTCCCGATTTTATCTAATCTGCTTGTATCGATTTTTAAGGAATTGGCAAGTCTACCAAGATTTTTTATAAGGTCGTTTATTGCGACATTTGCTTTTTGTGCAGAGCCTTCTATTTGTATATCCAATCTGTCTATCGTTGCCATTCTTGCCACTTCCTTTCAAAATAAAAAGAGGTGGCTTTTCGCTACCTCTTAACTTTCAATCATTTTGTTTGCCTTCGTTAAGACAAATTCTTTTATTTCATTAAATCCCCAGCCATACTCCATAAGGCTTGATACAAGCATTTCTGCGTTTTGAACTTGCTTTAATTCTTCTTCGGTGAAACAGTCGCGCAAGTTATCCTTCTTTCCTATTCCGTACTTTTCCCGCAACTCACAAGCCCTCATTCCGAAAACCTGCTTATATACAATATGGTCTGTGTAGTTTGAATAGCCATTTCCGTGCATTCTTTCATCTTCTCCGCTTTCCTTTAATGCTTTCGTGAATGCCTGCCGGACTACAATTCCCTTTTCCCTCTCAATCAACTTTCCCTTGAGAAGTTCTTCCATTTGGTTAAACTGATTGATGTATGCCAGTTTAAACCTCATAGCCTTTTCGCCAGTATAACCCATAGCAAGTAATGTGAATCCGTCTCGGTTCATGTAATACATAGGGTTCTTCTTTCCGTTGGAAGCCTTGTATTCCCCCTCATAGAATAGCCCCGAAAATTCGGGGGTACTAATTTTTGACTGTATCTCTCGTATATCTTCCATAACATGGTAATGTTCTTTCTCAAATGTTTCAGCCACATCAAGGCTTGTAACAACATTGACTTCTCTTTTGTTCAGTTTTCTTGTTTCTACCAACATATCATTTTCCTCCTTTATGATTTCTGTTGATTTTTCTTTATTTTTACAAATAATTTTTACATTGAATGTTCTTTACTGCCAAACTGCCTTATTTGTAATCAGCAGGGAAACGGTTAAGGCTTACCGCTTTCGGCTGTACGCTCCTATCCCTGCTGGAATTACCGTGTTAATTTTATCTGGTTTTTATCCATAGTTAGGTATGTCAACGCTTCTGTATTTTTGCCTAATATAAAATGTAAATCATCTACAAACAGAGCATTAAAGGTATGGAAAAACTCTTTCTGTACACTCTCTCAAGAAAAAGGCGGCAGGATTTGACCCCGTGCCGCCCTTGAAATAATTTTATTTTACATATACCTTTCCATTGTGAACCGCTGCAATCCATCCAGAAGGAGTGCGAATCCATGTATCATTTCCAACTTTCTTTACCTCTTTGCAAGTTACCCTTGTACCTTTGTCAAGGCATCCGTCTCCGTCTGCATCGTGCTTTCTTCCACCCTCTGTTAATTCACTATGTTTCTTTTCCCGATATTCCGTACCAGCTCCTTCCCGCACTTTCATTTCTGCCTGCAAGGTATAGGTGCTTCCTACTTTGTAATCCGCCTTTTCAATCTGCGTTCTGTTGGAATATACCTTCTCAAGTTTTGCCCTAGAAGCGTTTCCACACAATCCATCTTCTTTCAGTCCATTGTCGCGTTGGAATTTCAGGAGTGCTTTTTCGGTTCCTGAACCAAAAATTCCATCTGCGCCAGATTTTCCACAGGAATACTCGCAGCCAATCAACATAAGCTGCATGTCTTTTACTTTTTGCCCTTTATCCCCTCTTTTCAGATACGTCCTTCTGTTATCAGAAGTATGGGTCGGAGCAGGGGTTTCATTCCCTGAATCCCCCCACGTCTTCATGAATTTTTCTGGGGTTCCATACTGATTTTTTAATTTTGTTGCAGTGCTTCCCCAGTCTGTCAGGTAAAGGTGCGGACGATCTTTGATGCTTGTCCAGTCTCCGCCCCATCCTAAACCGATGGATTTTGCAAGGCTCCCAACTCTTTCAAAGAAGTTTTCAGATTCATTGTATGCGCCTGTTCCGTCATTCCGGTAAAAATCAAACGCAATCCCCCACTGGTGCTGGCTGGAATAAGAAGTCCCTCTTGCATTTGTGACAATGTTTCCAGGCTTAGTCCTGCCCTGCGCATACAGTTCTTCTTGTTCCGCTACCGTCCTTAAGCACTCGCCGATTCCGATAATCAAACCGTTCTTTTTGCAAAGTTTCTGTAAATCCGAAACTTTTTCCTGTAATCTCGGGTGAAGCTCGTTGATATTTCTACTCATACAATCCCTCCTAATGATTTAGTTCAAAATTTGTTTTCATTGCTTGCAATTTGGCAACAAATAATTCTCTCTGCCTTTGAATTTCTTCTTCTGTCAGTGGTTTATTCTGTTCTTCCAGTTCTTGCAATAGTGGTTTCTTTATGTACTTTGACTTTGCTTTTCTCCCTGCAAGGCAATGCTCCACTGCCACTGATACCGCAGATAAGGTATATTGATTTGAAAGCCACGACATGTAATCCTGTTCTTTTATCTTTTCTTCATGCCCTTTCAAAAGAAGTTTTATTATGTGTGGGTTCATCCCCCAAAACTCCTGCCATGATACACCGATTGCATTTGCTTTGGGGAACCACTCATTTTCAAACAATTCTCTTGCTGTATTGTATTTTATTTCTGTTCCATTTCTGCTGTCTCCTCCGTCTTGTCCGTTGCAGTTTCCGTTTCCGTTCCCTTGATGAGAGTCTGAAAAAAATCAGAAATTTCCATCTCCTTATTCATCGCCTCGATAATGTCTTCAAACTTACCGCCGCCAACAAAATGTGCGTTCAGTTCTTTTCCTGCAAACTCACTGCCTTTTCCGGCACACAGCCCAAAATATGCCCGAACCGTAGACATTTTTTTCTTTCCCATTTCTTCAAGGGAAACTCCCATATCTTCCAAATCGCATACCAAATTAAAATCAAAAGGTTTTGCCTTGTACTCTGTTCCGTTTACTGTAAATGTGTTCATATTTATTTACCTTTTCCTTTCTTTAAAAAGATGTTGCCGCTGTAAACGCTACTTTTTCTTCCATTCCGCGGTATTCCTCGATGGTAAGTGTCATTTCAACCACAAGAAGCTCGTTCTGTCCAAATTCTGGTTGCGGAATTGCAGTAGGAGGCTGCGCGACTACAAAAAACGCTTCATCAAATCCCGGAACGATTGTTTCAAACCACATTCTTTTCCCAGTTGCTTCCAGTCCTGCAAAATCAGAAATTACGTCTTTCCATTCTGCATTTGTTTCTGGTGTGAAGTTTACGCCTACTGGGAATGAACCTCCTGTGTCTGCCCTGCCGCGCACATACCTGTTTACAAAGTCCTCTAATGCGCTTGCGTCAATCTGTTCATTCTCAATCGTGATTCCTCCAATTGAGTTTATCCTGTGCAACTGTGTAAATGCTGTTGGCTTCGTTCCTGCTGTTGTTTCCACGCCATAGCCAAATGTGATTCCTAATGTGGAAATTCCCGCTTCCATGTGTATTCCTCCTTAAAAATTTGCATAAAAATAAGAGCATTGCTGCTCTCTGATTAACTGTCACAATATGTCTCCATCACCTATCACTCTTTTGTACCTTGCCGTGGTTATATATACATCCCCAGTGTTATTGTGCATTGGCATAGGAATTGGTTTAAATCTCATGCTTTTCATTATCCTTAAAACCTCTCTTGCCACTTCATCTGTCCTGCTGTTATTTTGATTATCAGAAACATCAACTTGGAATGCTACATTAACTCCTGGTATTGATGTGCCCTCCAAATCCGAACCTACTTCCTGTGAATCAACCATGTGTATGTACACTGTCGGAAACTTAGGTTTTGTTGATGACCTGTCACTTGTTGTAAAATTGAGGTCTTTGTATTTCGCTTTTATCTTTGCGGAAAACTTCGCTTTTATCAGCGAAAACACTTGCGTTTCTATGCTGTCAAGCATTTAGACCACCTGCCTTTAAATGGTAGTTTCTCCTTTATTTTTTAAGCCAGAAAAATCTAATCCCTCTGTAATTTCTCCCGTTTTGATTCTGTCGTATGGTACAGTTCCGGTCTCGATTCTTCCTCCGAAATTACTTTCCGAATTTTCTCTTTGTCCGCAATATGAGTAGTAAGGTGGGTTTGTATGAATCAACGTTCCACTAAGGTTTGGATTCAAATAGGCTGGTGTGTAAACTGTATCATCTTCCGAATTTTCCTCTCTTGCAACCTTTTCAACAAGCTTTCCGTCCTTGTCGTATTTTTCTGTTGTTTCAGTGATTTTTGTTTTAACCATGATTTTCCTCCTCAATCTTATATTTGCAGTTTTCAGACACAAATTCTTTTATTTTTTCATATCCCCAGCCACACTCCATAAGGCTTGAAACCAGCATTTCCATGCTCTGTACCTGTGCCAAGGCATTCCCGGTAAAATAATCCCTTAAATTTTCTCTCGCCTTTACGCCACATTCCTGTTCAAGTTCTTTTGCAGTTTTTCCAAATAAAGTTCGGTAAATCAGATTTGTATAATTTGGATATGCGAACCGCTTGTGTGGGCTGTCTGCAATCTTCATCTTGATTGTGTCTGCGAGGATGTGACGAATAACAACGCCTTTGTCACGCTCTATCTTCCATTGTTGACGCTCGGTGTAAATGCGTTTTAATTCGTTTTCCATTGCGTTAAACGCATTGATGTAGTCCTCTTTGAACTTCATTGCTTCTTTTCCGGTATATCCCATAGCCAGCAAGGTGAACCCATCCCTTGTCACTTCATACATTGGCAATGTCTTGCCTTGTGCAGACTTATAAGAGGACAATCCAAAATTGGATTCTCTAAACATATCGCTACATTCCATATCCCGAATATCTCTAAGGACATGGGCATGTTCCTTACCGAACTTTTCAGCAATTTTAAGGCTTGTAGTGATAAGCCTTTCTTCGTTTCTTTTTCCAATGATTTCTACTAACATAAATTCATGCCTCCTGATGATTTATTTTGTTAAATTAAAAAAAAAGAGAGGATCCCCTCTCACTTCCCGAATACTTCTTTAGCTATCTTCGGAACTTCCCTTATCAGTTCCATGCTTGTAAGGTACATAAAAGGACGAGACGGCATTCCCTCTGTATAATGCCATTTCCCGTCCTGCCCCGGATAAAACCAGTAATATCTTCCCGTGGTTGCGTTCTGTCTTATCGTCTTTCCGACATTGTAATCCCAGCTTACACCCTCTGGAAGAGGATAGGGGTATGGTTTGTCCTCGCCACGCTGTCCCGTCCCGAACTCAACATATGCACAGTGCTCGGAGTCTGTAACCACTGCAAATATCGCCCCATACTGCGTACTTCCTTTATACTCACTGTGTAAGCTCTGTATCAGTTCGCCCGTAAAGATTGCGTCAAGTTCGGCTATCTGCACTCTGGCGATTTCTACGCCACGCTCACTAAGTTTTTCTGCAAGCAGTCTGGCTTTGTAAGTTAGGCTATCACGGTATTTCTCAAGGTCTTTCTGCAATTGTCGGATTGACGAAATAGACAGGTCGGCTTTAAGGGTTTTCTTTGCCATTACTTTCCACTTCCAAAATCATTTATACTATCTTCGACAAATTGTT